TGATAAAGATTTGATAGAACTACAACACAAAATTAGTTACAACAAAACAATTGTAACTTATCTTGAACAGGTTTTACGTTCAATAAATAATCGTACATTCACAATTAAGAACGCTATTGAATGGAAGAAGTTTGAAGCAGGAGTAATATAATGCCAAAAAATGTACCGAAAATTATTGACTACATTCAAGAATATAAAAATATTTTATCACCTAAACTTTGTGAACAAATTATTAAATATTATGATTCTATTGATGGTTGGAATAAATCTACCTTTGGAACAAAAGATGGATTATCCCCAGAAACAAATGAAAAAGTTAATATGGATGAACAATGGATTACAAAAAAAGATAATGGTGGACTATATGGAGATTTGTTAGCAGGATTTAAAATTGCACTTCAAAAATATACTGAGGAATATCCAGATATTGTTATTCAACATTCAACACCTTTTAGATTAAACAAATATTCTGTAGGTGGATTTATGTCAAAACATATAGATAACATACATCATAGTCATGGACAACGATATGGATTTCCACATTGTACAATGTTATTATATTTAAATGATAACTATCAAGGTGGAGAATTTGAAATGTGTAATGGTTTAGTAAGTAAAAAACCAAAAGCGGGAACTATTGTCGCATTTCCATCTAACTTTATGTATCCACATGAAGTTAAACCAGTAACAGAAGGAGATAGGTATACTGTAATGGTATGGTTAATGTAAAGGAGAAATTATTAATTATGGAAGATTTTAAACATTATAAACTATTTCCAACTCATGTTTTTTCATTTAAAGGTCAAGGTGTAAATGATAAAGAGATGTTGGAATATTTTGAAAACGAAATAAAAAAAACATCGGGAAATAAAAGTTTAAACTGGCAATCTAGTCCCGAATTGCATGAAAATACAATTTTTCAAGCATTAGTAAACAATATAATGGAAGCGACTAAACTAGCTTGTGATGCATTAAAAATTGATACTAGTTACAAACTTGAAATTACAAATATGTGGGGCAATGTTTTACAACAAAACGAATGTCATCCACCACATACACATTCAAACAATGTATGGTCTGGTACATATTATATAACAGAATCGCCAGCTCAAAGTAGTATACAATATTTTGTTGGACATCAACAATCACAAGTTTTATTACCAAGAGTATCTGAACAAAATATAGATAATGGAAATCTTATTGGTTTTCCTTCTGAAAAAGGACGAGGATATGTATTCCCAAGTTGGTTAACACATTGGGTGCCGCCTCATCCAGATAAAAAACCAAGAGTAAGTGTTGCATGGAACATAATCCTTAGAGGTGAATATGGATATGCAAACGATTTTCAATATGCTAAAATTTAAAATTGAAAACATATGTCTACATTTTCTCAAACCTGTATTGTAACCAATGTAAATGAAGTCTATATTAAAGTAGATTGTGAACCTTCTTTACAAAAAGATTTAGATTCTTTTTTTCAGTTCGAAGTGCCTGGTGCTAGATTTATGCCATCAGTTCGGAATCGTTTATGGAATGGAATCATTCATTTATATTCTATAGAAACTGGACAGATATATAAGGGGTTACTTCCATATATAAAAGAGTTCGCAAGAAGAAATGAAGTTGGTATAACAATTGAAGAAGGCATTGAATTAGATAGAGAAATTGATAAAACTATTGTAAAAGATTTTATTGAATCTCTTAAACCAAAATCCAAAGGAAAACTTTTAGAAGTCAGAGATTATCAAATAGATGCTGTACATAATGCTATATCAAATAATCGTGCATTACTATTAAGTCCAACTGCATCAGGCAAATCACTTATCATCTATTCATTAGTTCGTTATTATCAAATGATGAATTTGAAATCTTTGATAATCGTTCCTACAACAAGTCTTGTTGAACAAATGTATTCTGATTTTCTTGATTATGGTTGGAAAGAAAACTTTTTACAAAAATTATATCAAGGACATGATAAAAAAGTTATAAGTGATGTTATGATATCAACTTGGCAATCTTTATATAAAATGCCGAAAAAATATTTTGATGACTTCGGTTGTGTCATTGGTGATGAAGCTCATTTGTATAAAGCAAAATCTCTTATAAACATTCTTGTAAAATTAACTAACACTAAATATCGTTTTGGTTTAACTGGAACACTTGATGATTCACAAACTCACAAATTAGTTCTTGAAGGATTATTTGGAAGTTTAAAGAAAGTTATTAAGACTAAAGAGTTAATGGATTCTAAAACACTTGCACAATTAAGTATCAAATGTTTATTATTACAATATTCAGATGAAGAATGTAAATCTATAAAAGAATTCAAATATGCAGATGAAATAGATTTTCTGGTATCATCTAAAAAAAGAAATGAGTTCATTTCAAACTTAACTGTATCTACAAAAGGAAATACTTTATGTTTATTTCAATTGGTAAAAAAACATGGTGAAGTTCTACATGAGTTAATAAAAGAAAAAGTTTCTCCAAATAGAAAAGTATTTTTTGTTTTTGGTGGCACAGATGTAGATACAAGAGAAGATATTCGTAGAATAACTGAAAAGGAAAAGAATGCTATCATTGTAGCATCTTATGGAACATTCTCTACTGGAATTAATATTCGTAATTTACATAATGTTATTTTCGCTAGTCCATTTAAGAGTAGAGTCAGAGTATTACAATCAATTGGTAGAGGATTAAGAAAGGGTGATGATAAAGAAAGTGTAAAACTTTATGACATTGCTGATGATTTAACATATAAGAGTAGAAAGAATTTTACTTTAAAACATTTTATAGAAAGAATTAATCTTTATAATGAAGAACAATTTGAATACAATATTAAAAAGATTTTAATGGAATAGATGTATACTAATATATCTCTGAAACCCCACATGGTTATTATAAACAAAAAAACAAATTTGTCAAGCGTTTTATAAAAAAAACTTTTATATAAAAACAATTGACAAGACGAAAAAAAAGATGTATAATATTAAATAATGAAAAAAGTTATAAAAAGAAAAACAAGAAAAACTACTGATGAACATTATGTAGATAATAAAAAATTCCTACAAGCGATGGAAGAATGGCAACAAGCTTGTGGTATTGCAAAAAGTTTGAACAAACCTGTTCCACCTGTTTCTAATTATATTGGTGAATGTTTTATGAAGATAGCTCATCACTTATCTTATCGTCCTAATTTTATTAACTATACCTATAGGGATGAAATGATTGCAGATGGCATTGAAAACTGTGTTCAATATAGTTATAATTTTAATCCAGAAAAATCTAAGAATCCCTTTGCTTATTTTACGCAAATAATTTACTATGCGTTTGTAAGAAGAATACAAAAGGAAAAGAAACAATCACATATTAAAAACAAAATGATAGAACGAGATGTATATGAAACCTTTACAACACAGAAACATGATGCAACGGATTATCATACTCCACAATTTGATGAGTTTAAAAATATGATGTTACCAGAGGAAGATGCTTATAAACCCAAACCTAAACCTACTAAAAAATCTTTAAAGAAAAAAGGAATAACTTTAGGATTAGAAATATTCATGGGTAGTAACGATAAGGAATAATTTTATAATATGAAAGTGATACTGATTACCGACCAACATATTGGCGCAAGGAACGATAACCTATCGTTTGTAAAATATTTTAAAAAGTTTTATGACGAAGTGTTTTTTCCTTACATAGATAAACATGACATAAAAACTATAATAAACTTAGGTGATATGTTTGATAGAAGAAAGTATGTTAACTTTAACACTTTACATTTTACAAAAGAAACATGGTTAGAACCATTAAGAAAAAGAAACATTAATGTTCATTGTCTTATAGGAAATCATGATACTTATTTTAAAAACACCAACGATATAAATTCTTGTAATCTTTTGTTTGATGAATATGAAAACATTCATGTATATCCAGAACCAGAAGTAATTGAGTTTGGTGGAGTATCGGTGTTGTTTATGCCATGGATGAATTCAGAAAATTATTCAGAGTGTGTTAAATATCTTCAACAAGCAAAAGCTGATATATGTTTTGGACACTTAGAGTTAAGTGGATTTGAACAACACAAAGGACATTGGGCACAACAAGGTTATGATAAAGATTTATTTAAAAGATTTGAATTAGTTTTCTCTGGACATTATCATCGTAAATCAGATGATGGTCAGGTTTATTATCTTGGTTCGCCATATGAAATGACATGGAGTGATTATGAATGTCCAAAGGGATTTCATGTTTTTGATTTAGATACAAGAGAATTAACAAGAATTCAAAACCCACACAGGATTCATAAAAAGATTTACTTTGATGATAAGAAAAATAATTATGATGAACATGATATAACACAATATAAAGAATGTTATGTGAAAGTAATTGTTGTTAACAAAACAGATTTTTATAAGTTTGATAAGTTTGCAGATAAACTTATGAATGATTCTGGTGCATATGAAGTAAAAATTATAGAAGATTTTTCTGAAATAAATGCTGAAAATGTAAGTGATGAGATTATGGAGAACACAGAAGATACAATGCATTTGGTTGAAAAATATATTGATGACATAGATACAGACTTAGATAAAAACAGATTAAAAGATATAATGAAAAGTTTATATGTAGAGGCAAGTGATTTAGATGTCGGTAACATTTAGTAAAGTTAAGTGGAAAAATATACTTTCCACAGGTAACAATTTTACAGAAGTAGTTTTAAATTCTAAATCTAAAACATTAATTGTTGGTGAGAATGGTTCTGGTAAATCCACTATTCTTGATGCAATTTGTTTTGGACTATTCAATAGACCATTTCGACAAATAACAAAAGGACAACTTGTTAACTCTGTAAATGAAAGAGATGCCGAAGTCGAAGTATATTTTTCTGTTGGGGGACAAGAATTTAAAATTATTCGTGGAATCAAACCAAACAAGTTTGAGATTTATTGTAACGGAACAATGATAAATCAAGATGCTGCTGCTAAAGATTATCAAAAACATCTTGAAGAAAATATACTTAAATTAAATTATCGTTCTTTTACACAAGTTGTTATTTTGGGTGCTTCTACGTTTGTTCCTTTTATGAAACTATCATCTGCACATCGTAGAGAAGTTGTTGAAGAAATTTTAGATATAAAAATCTTTTCAGTAATGAATCATCTATTAAAAACTAGATTGAAAGATGTTGCTAGCGATATTACTTCTCTTGGCAATGAATATAAATTACATGAACAGAAAATAGAACAACAACAAAGACATCTAAAAGA